ACTTGGCAGATATGATATTGGATTTGGAAGCTGAAGATGGCAACATTAAGTATGGTGTTTTGGATAGCAGTCTTTGGCACAAGCGTGGCGATACTGGTCCTTCTCTTGCGGAGCAAATGATTAGTAAGGGCTGTCGCTGGAGACCATCAGACCGTAGTCGTGGTAGCCGTGTAGCAGGTAAGAACGAAATACATCGTAGACTACAGATAGACGAATTTACAGAGGAACCAAGACTTGTATTCTTTAATAGCTGTACAAATGTCATCGGTCAATTACCGTCCATCCCGCTGGACAAAAGAAATCCAGAAGACGTTGACACAAAGTCTGAAGACCATTTGTATGACGCACTCCGGTACGGTATTATGTCCCGACCCCGGTTCTCTATTTTCGACTACGACCCGCACGGGCGACCATCAACAGGTATGCCGGTAGCAGATTCTACATTTGGATATTAAGGAAACATTATGGCCGAAGATGAAATGATGATTGAAGATGATGCTATCGCTCTTGAAGATACAGAGGATACTGTTGTTGAAGATGCTGGAGTAGCAAACATTATTCCATTTATCTTAGAACGATATCAACGAGCAGAAGATTATAGATATCAAGATGAGGAGCGTTGGCTTCGTGCATATCGTAATTATCGGGGTTTGTATGGACCAGATGTTCAGTTTACAGAGGCTGAAAAATCTCGTGTATTTATCAAAGTAACAAAAACAAAAACACTAGCAGCCTATGGTCAAATTGTTGACGTTCTATTTGCCAACAATAAATTTCCACTTTCTGTTGAACCTACAGAACTACCTGAAGGTGTTGTGGAAGATGTGCATTTTGATCCCCAAGTTCCAGATGAATTGCGAGGTGAAACTGCTTTGTCTAGCCCATATGGTTTTGCCGGTGACGGCAACGATCTTCCTCCGGGTGCAACAGCAACGTCTCTTTTGGAAAATCTAGGTTCCCTTACAGATAAACTAGAACCTGTAGAAGAAAAACTTAAAGAGGGTCCGGGTAAAACTCCTACCGCTATTGAATTTAGTCCTGCTATGATTGCAGCCAAACGGATGCAAAAAAAGATTCACGATCAATTAGAAGAGTCTAGTGCAAACAAAAACTTGCGTAGTAGCGCATTTGAAATGGCTCTTTTTGGTACAGGCGTAATGAAAGGTCCATTTGCTGTTGATAAAGAATATCCAAATTGGAATGAAGACGGGGTATATGATCCTGTGTTCAAAACTGTGCCACAAGTAGAGCATGTATCAGTTTGGAACTTTTATCCTGATCCCGATTCAAATAGTATGGACGAGGCTCAGTACGTTATTGAGCGTCATAAGATGTCACGTACACAATTGCGTAATCTCAAGAAACGTCCATATTTTCGTAGTCAAGTTATTGACGAAGCTATTTCGTTTGGCGAAAACTACAATAAAAAATATTGGGAGGATGATCTTTCTGACTATGCGCCAGAGCATGGCATTGATCGTTTTGAAGTTCTTGAGTATTGGGGTATGTGTGATACCGAAATGCTTGAAGAAAATGGCGTAGAGATACCAGATGAATTAAAAGCCTTTGATGAATTGCAAGCCAACATTTGGATTTGCAATAACAAACTTATTCGTATGGTTCTTAATCCATTTAAGCCGTCTAAAATTCCATACGTAGCTGCGCCATATGAACTAAACCCGTACAGCTTCTTCGGTGTGGGCATTGCAGAAAACATGGATGATACGCAGACCCTAATGAATGGCTTCATGCGTATGGCTGTGGACAACGCTGTGCTGTCAGGTAACTTGATTGTGGAAGTAGACGAAACCAATTTGGTGCCGGGGCAAGACCTATCACTGTATCCGGGTAAAGTATTCCGTCGTCAGGGTGGCGCACCGGGTCAGGCTATTTTCGGTACTAAGTTCCCGAATGTTTCTTCTGAAAACATGATGCTGTTTGACAAGGCGCGTGTGCTGGCAGATGAAAGCACTGGCTTTCCCTCATTCGCGCATGGACAGACTGGCGTACAGGGTGTAGGTCGTACTGCTAGTGGTATTTCCATGCTCATGGGTGCAGCAGCAGGTAGCATTAAAACAGTAATCAAAAATGTAGACGATTATCTACTGCGTCCTTTAGGAGAAGGTTTTTTCCGATTTAACATGCAGTTTGATTACGACCCGCAAATCAAAGGTGATCTGGAAGTAAAAGCGCGTGGCACAGAAAGCCTGATGGCAAATGAAGTGCGCAGTCAGAGGCTGATGCAATTCTTACAAGTAGCTAGTAATCCTGCCCTTGCACCGTATGCAAAATTTCAATATGTAATCCGTGAGATTGCAAAGTCTATGGATTTAGACCCCGACAAAGTAACCAACAATATGAATGAAGCCGCATTGCAAGCAGAACTAATGAAGCAGTTCCAAGCACCGCTGCCAGAAGAACAGGCACCACCTGCGCCAGCAGGAGCGAATGTAATGGATAATTCTGGCTCTGGTGGCGGCACAATGGGTGTAGGAACTGCTCCTATACCGGGTGAACAGGGATTTAGTGCAAATGGACAAGCAAATACTCAGCAAGTTGAAGCCGGTGGTCAGCAACAACCGCCAATGGGAAGCGTTCAATAATTATATTGACACGCTTATTGAGCAGCAACACAAAGCGTTAGAACAAGCAGACAATGCAATTTTTATGCACAGATCACAGGGTGCTGTGGCTGTTCTTAGAAAATTAAAGATGCTTCGGGAAGAGGTAAATGGATCGTAGCGTTAATGAACAAACAGATATAGCTATTCCACAATCTAGTGTAAAAGGAAATCCTCGTCGTCGTTCTAAAGGCGCACAGCGTCAAATAGAAGAGGGTGGTTACACGGCTAAAGATGTTGCTATGTTTGCTGCAGAGTCTACACCCTTTTTGGGTGAAGCAATTGGTATAAAACGCACGTCAGATGCTCTTGATGAAGGAGACTATGTTGGTGCAGGTATTGAAGGTTTGGCTACTTTAGCAGGTGTTATGCCTGTGGCCGGTGACGCGCTTGCAAAAGGTATTCGTACTTTAAGACCTAAAAAAACGGTAACAGCGTATAAGCTATTTACAAAAGGTGAAGATGGAAATCTATATCCTCTGTTTGTAGATGCAGACACTAAAATACCACAAGGAGAATTTATTTCTGCCATAATTCCTGAATCTGTGTTTACGGCACCTAATGGTAAAAAATACGTGCCGTCTAAAGGAACTGGAGAAAAAAAGGGAACTGGTGACAGTATAAAAATTCCAGATCAAGCTACACGAGATATCCTTATTGAAAAAGGTTTTCTTCCTGCGGGGTCTAAAGCTAAAACAGTAAAGGCTGTGGCTTTAAGGCCGGGATTTCATGCAGGAGATTCACCCGCTGCTCCTCACATTGGATTAGAGTATAAAGGTCAAAAGTACAGATCAGATGATCAGGTATGGGCAGAAGTTGAAATGCCAGCAGATACTGACTGGCAATCTGTAGCAGATTCAAACGCATCTACTGTAAAATCAGGAGAGCGTAAAGGATTGTTAAATGTAAAGGAAGCACAAATTACAGATCAGCTTCCTTCCGGTGGATACTACAGGTATAAAACTAATCCTAATATGCAAGGCAACTGGCTTATTAGTGGTGAGATGAAAGTCAATAGAGTCCTTGAGCCAGACGAAGTTAAAAAATTAAATGACGAAGCAGGTACTCCCGACTTACCTACACTAACAGAGTTAAAGGCAGCAGAAACAACAGATGCACCTGCACCTCGCATGGGATATGATCCAAGCAACACTAATTCAAGAGTGTTTCACTTAACGGATGCGGATTACGATGAAATTAATGTTGTTGGCTCTGGTACGCAAGACATAGGATTTCATGTAGGAACAGCAGAACAAGCATCTGCTCGTGGCTCTGTTCCACCTTCTGTTGCTAGAATGGAAACACCTTCTGTTAGAGAAGATTACCTAGAGTCTGCTGCTGGTGAGCGTATTATACCTATGGTTTTAAAATCCGATTTAAAACCTGCACGTATTGTTGACATGAGTAGCTTTGCTGAACCTAAAAATTGGTTGGGTAATTTAGCAGTTGCAAAAACCGACAGACAAAGAATACAATTTTTGTTAGGTGATCAAGCAGACGCAGACTTATTGGCAAAGGCTCCAAGAGTAGAAGTAGATGGTGAGTTTTACTTTATGCTACCAGATGTTATGCGAACTGGTATGGATGAAAATTTATGGAAAGACTTAATTACAGAATCGCATAAAGCAAAACGTGCGGGATTAGATACAAAAGCCAGTCAAGAAGATCGCATTGCATGGTTTAATACACTAAAACAAACGGCCAATAAAAATGGATATGACTCTTTTGTATATCGTAATGAATACGAAGGAACCAGCGAACAGAACTTAGATGCTTTAGTAGAACAAATACAAAAAGCCAATCGTGGCGAGATTGATCCTTCTGAAATTGATATGAATAGCCGATATCCTGATAGCTATATGTTATTAGAACCAGATCAGGTTAAAAGCATCTTTGGTGGAATGACTGAGGGTGATCCTAACTATATGAAGAATAAAGGCGGCTTGATGCTGCAAAAAGGTGGAGCAGTACCAATGCAAAAACAGATGGAACTATTTATGGATGATTATCAAGTTGCCGAAGTAGGTATGGACAAACCCAAAAAAATGCAGAGTGGTGGATTGCTAAAAGACGGCGGTTTAGAACAAGATGGTGGCACTGAAGACCCTGTGTCTGGCAATGATGTACCCCCCGGCTCCACCCAAGAAGAAGTGAGAGATGATATTCCTGCGCAGCTTAGTGAAGGCGAGTTTGTATTTCCTGCTGACGTTGTACGATATATTGGTCTTGAAAAGCTGATGATGATGCGTCAAGAGGCTAAGATGGGCCTCAAGATGATGGACGAGATGGGGCAGATGGGCAATAGTGAAGAAGCCACCATGCCTGATGATCTTCCCTTTGGCGTTACCGATTTAATTATTGTAGATGGCCCAGAAGATGTTGACAACGACGAGCCGAAAGAGTATAATGTAGGTGGTGTTGTATATGGTAATCAACCTGCAGCCCAAAATATGGGAGTGGTGTATCAACAGCCGCAGTTCCAAGCCGGTCAGACACAAGTAGGTATGGCTGCTACGCCATTTGAAATGGCACCTGTTTCTCGTCCACAGCAGCAAGCAGTACCAGTGTATCAGCCACCTCAGACGCTTCCAACAGCCAGTGAGTTTGTTTCTGCTCCAGAGGGATCGGCACCACAAACAATTGTAATTGTAAACAAAGAAACTGGTGAGGAACGCACAATTACGTTTATTCCGGGTGTTACGCAAATACCGGAAGGTTTTGTGCGCAAGGAAGACTATGTACCTAAAGAGGTAGTTCCTGAAACACCGACTACAACGGTTGGAACCGCTACTGTACGTGAGGACACAAGTGACGATGATGAACGTCGTCGTAAAGAAGAAGAAGCACGTTTTGGCCCCGGTGGAGGAAGAATAGGCATTCAAGGAAATGTTTATGGGGTGTCATTTGACATGCCCGAAGGATTTATGCCGGGTATTGCAGGTGTCGGAGGAACAGCACTTAGTTTGCTTTCTGGAAAACCACTACCAGAAAACGTATCAGTAAATATCAAAAGAGATGATTTAGAAGTAAAACTTTCTGGAGTTGAGTACAATAGACTAAAGCAAGTAATTGAAGACGAAGGCGCAAATTCAAATGCAGCAGGTCAGGCATTTGAAGACATTGTAACCAACGCTCTAAAGAGAGAAGAACTTACATATGATGATGGCAGCAGCGTTACTGAACAAATTACAAAGTCAAAATCAGGTGAAGAAAATTACTCTAAAAGTACTAGGGACAATCTTGCAGAACTTCGCGCAGATCAAGCTAGACGAGCAGAAGAAGCTGCCCAAAGACGAGCAAAAGAAACATATAGACAATCTCAGCAAGATGATGACCCATCTCCTGCCGGTGAGCCTACACAATATTCTGTCAGTAGTGATCCATACAGCGATCCTCAAGAAATTGCATCTCGTGAAGATAGGTTTGGAGAGGCAGGACTTTACATGGCAAGGGGCGGCCTAGCCGGTAAGAAAAAACCTAAAGCCAAAAAGATGAAGCGTGGTGGATTAGCTTCTAAAAAATAGTCTACACATATGTTGGCTACTCATCCCCCATCTCCCTCGACAGGTGCATGGCTACGGTGGCCCCAACAACGGAGAAGTAAAATGGCAGAAGCCGAAATCATGGCTGAAGAAATGCAGTCACCCAAGAAAGTTGCGTTTGCAAATCGTAAATATACTAACGAAGAAAAACGCAAGATGGAAGAAGAAGAACTTGAGCAAATGCTCAAAGAACAAAAAGGCGAAGTAGAAGAAACTGCTGAAGCCGAAGAAGAAGAACCTACAGGTGCAGAAGAGAAAACATTTAAGAAGCGTTACTCTGATCTGCGTAGGCATCAACAAAAACAAGCAGAAGAATTTAAGACAGAACTTGCAGAACTAAAAGCACAGCTTTCTGCCGCTACACAAAAAGAAATGAAACTTCCAAAGTCGGATGAAGACATTGAGCAGTGGGCAAAAGACTACCCTGATGTAGCAGCTATCGTTGAAACAATTGCGATGAAGAAAGCACGTGAGCAGTCAACAGCTTTGGAAGAACGTCTCAAAGTAATTGATGAGATGCAAGTATCTGCAACTAAAGAGAAAGCAGAAGCGGCATTGATGCAAATGCACCCTGACTTTGATGAGATTAGGGATAGCGACAGTTTTCACGAGTGGGCTGAAGAACAGCCTAAGTGGGTGCAGGATGCGCTTTATGAAAACGACAACGACGCACGTTCTGCTGCTAGGGCGATTGACCTCTACAAAGCTGATATGGGTATTGGCAAGAAGAAACCCAAGTCAGACAAAGACGCAGCCAAGTCTGTGTCTACAAAGAATAGTCGCAGTAAACCGCAAGAAAACGAAGCCTCCTCATACTTGAAAGAGTCGGAAGTACAGAAGATGTCACCGCAAGAGTACGAGGCTAAGTCCGACGAAATTATGGAAGCTATCCGTTCTGGAAAGTTTATCTATGATATTTCTGGTTCAGCCAGATAAAAAAAGTGTTGACAAGTAGTTATTTTTTAGTATAACTATAGTCATCAAAGGTGTAAGCAGGTTCGCTACTTGCTTACATCCAATCCGCAAACACTTCAGTCTTATGGATTACCTGACGAGCATGGCCCGTTGACAAACTGGGCGGCCACCTAGTTTAAGATACGCACCCATAGTGAATCAGCCTCTGATTAGTCTGGTGAGTTTGCATCTGTAAAATGCTAATTTAGGAGAAACATCATGGCATTCACTACCGCTGCCGGGTATGGTAACCTTCCTAACGGTAATTTTTCGCCCGTCATTTACAGCAAACAGGTGCAACTTGCTTTCCGCAAGGCCGCTGTTTGTGAAGCAATCACGAACTCCGATTACTTCGGTGAGATTGCTCAAATGGGTGATTCCGTTAAGGTCATCAAAGAACCCGAAATCACAGTTAAGGCTTACGCCCGTGGTACAACCATCACGCCGCAAGACCTTGACGACGAAGACTTCAGCCTGACAATCGACAAAGCTAACTACTTTGCGTTTAAGGTTGATGACATTGAAGAGGCACACAGCCACGTTAACTTCCAGTCTCTGGCAAGTGACCGTGCAGCTTACCGCCTTGCTGACCAGTTTGACCAAGACGTTCTTGGCTACTTGTCAGGCTTTAAGCAGTCTGCTCTACATGCAAATGCAGACACCGCAAACGACGTAACAAACGGCTCCGTAGCTGTTTCTACCGCCGGTTCGGACGAACTGCTTGCAAGCATGAAGCTGGACGGCAGCGACTTTAACGCTGGTTCTAGCGGCAACTCGATTGCCCTGACCGTTCGTACTGGTAATACTGCAGCACCTACTGCTGCTGGTAACGCCAACCCGCTGTCAGTTATTGCCCGTATGGGTCGTAAACTGGACCAGCAAAATGTAGACTCGCAAGGCCGCTGGCTCGTAGTTGACCCAGTTTTTGCTGAACTTCTGAAGGACGAAGACTCACGTCTGTTCAACGCTGACTTCGGCGGTTCTGGTCTGCAAAATGGTCAGATGGCTGGAACCATTCATGGCTTCACCATCCACGTGTCTAACAACCTTCCATCAATTGGTTCCGGTCCTGCTACTGAAGCAGACACCAACTCAACCAACTACGGTGTGATTGTTGCTGGTCACTCGTCTGCTGTTGCAACTGCAGAGCAGATTAACAAGACCGAAACCTACCGTGACCCTGACAGCTTTGCTGACATTGTTCGTGGAATGCATTTGTATGGCCGCAAGATTCTTCGTCCCGAAGCACTTGTTAACGCCATCTACAACGTCCGTTAAAGGGAGATTAGAAAATGGCTACAATTACTGCTACTCTTGCTCCCGCTATGGGTAACTCCCAGCGTGGACGCAATCCGTACATGGTTGAGCAGGTCGTTGACCTTACTGCTAACAGCATCAATCCTAACGGTGACGTAGTACAGTGTATCACTGTTCCTGCGAACACCAAGATTCTTGCTGCTGGTTTTCAGGTAACTTCCAGTGCAACTCAGAACACGGGTACTGATGCTACTGCCATCCTTGGCACTGGCGCAGACGACAACGAATACGTAACAGCGTTTGACATTGACGGTGCTGCTGATGGTGCTTATGCACCTAGCGTAACTGTCTCTGCTGACCTTGTTATCGGTACTGCGGACACTCTGGACCTGACCCTTGCTGGTTCAGGTGCATCGTTCACTGCCGGTGAAATTCGTGTCTTCGCCGTGATGATGGATGTAAGCGCACTTGGCGAAATGGAAGCTGCTGAAGTTTCCCGTGACCAAGCCTAATTAAACGAGGGGGCTGGGCAACTGGCCCTCTCTTTTTACCTTTAAGGATTTCAGATGGCATATACCTACCTTGACATCACGAATGAAGTATTGGCTCGTTTTAATGAAGTAGCATTGACGAGTTCTAACTTTACTGCATCTCGTGGATTTCAAACACAGTGTAAGAATGCTGTGAACGATGCCATCAATTACATTTTTCAACGAGAGTTCGGGTGGTCATTTAGCCACGCACTTCAGACCGAAACTCTTGTAGCTGGCACCACACGTTACTCAATTGGTGCTACAGTGTACAACGTAGACTACGAGACCTTCCGTATTTCAAAGGATGACTCTCTTGGTGTGGCTGGTACAACGCTGCGCATAATGGACTATAACCAGTATGTCGATACACACATCGACCAAGAGAGTACATCAGATGTAGGTGCAGTGCCACTGTACGTATTCCGTACACCAGATAACAACTACGGCCTGTATCCCTACCCAGATAAAGCATACACACTCAAGTATGACGCATATGTAAGGCCGACTGCTTTGTCTGCTGCTACAGATGCTCCAACCATTCCTGAACAGTTTCGTCAGGTAATTGTAGATGGTGCCACTGCATACGGCTATCAGTATCGTGGTGAGGCACAGCAGTATGGCATTAACTTTGCTAGGTTTGAAGAAGGCATTAAGCATATGCAGAGTTTGTTTATTAACAGGAACTATAGCTACGTGCGTTCTACGTACATTCCGCAATCACAACGGTACGGTACTTCAGTATTTCCGACAGGGGGCTAACACATGGCTGATGAAGCGCAACTCAGTCCGTATGTGTTTGCCTGTGAAGGTGGCCTTGTCCTTGACCAGCCAACCTTTAAGATGCAACCCGGTATGGCTCTGGAACTAGAAAACTTTGAGCCGGATGTTCGGGGTGGATACAGACGGATTAACGGCCACACTAAATGGAACAGCAACATTGTTCCGCAGACATCATCCTCTACTGAAAAGGTATTGATGTCAGCATTCTTCGACGGTAACAATAAGGTTATTGCTGCACGTGGGGAGAAAGTATTTGAAGCAGCTAGTGGTAGCGGTTCATGGTCAGAGATTGACACAGGTCGTACTGGCGCAGGTAAGTACACACATCATCGTTACAACTTAGGTGGCACAGAGTTTATTGTTTGGGCAGACGGTGCCAACCACGCTACCAAGTATGACGGCACTACGGTAACAGACCTTAATGCTACAGGCGCACCAGCTAACCCAAAGTTTGTGACAGGTTTTAAAGACGCACTATTCTTTGCAGGGCATAGTGCAAATCCAGAAGAGATTATCTTTACTGCACCCTTTACCGACAGCGACTTTAGTACAGCTAATGGTGCAGGTAGTATTCGTATTGACAGCCAAGTAACAGCACTGTTTCCGTTTCGTAACGAACTGATTATCTTTGGCGAAGAACGTATATACAGACTGACAGGTAACACAGTTGCAGATTTTGTACTCCAACCAATTACAAGAGATATCGGATGCCTTAACGGCTTTACTGTCCAAGAACTTGCCGGTGACATCATATTCCTTGGGCGAGATGGTCTTCGCACCGTTGCAGGTACAGAAAAAATTAATGATGTTGAACTGGGAACTATATCAGGCAATGTCAAAGAACTGTTTGATGATACTGACGTAGACGAGTTTGAGAGTACGGTTATACCCGGCAAGACACAGTATCGTCTATTTAAGTCTGTAGCAGGTTCTGTTGAAAGTACAATCACAGGTGTAATTGCAGTCCGTAAACAACAAGGGTTTGAGTTCTCTACAATCAAAGGTCTCAAGCCATCTTCGACTGACTCGTTTACTGCACAGGGTGAAACATTCGTACTGCACGGTGGCTATGACGGATATGTATACAGGCAAGAGTCTGGCAATACATTTGATGGCACAAACATTATAGGACGCTATCGTTCACCTGACATGACAATGGGTGATGCTGGTATACGTAAGAACTTCCAGCGTGTAATCATTAACTACTCACCTACGGGTGCTATTAACTCTGATTTGTTTTTGCGGTATGACTATGAGTCACCCGCTGCTGCAAGACCCGCTGCTTATCCATTTGACAGTTCTTTGGTAGTGGCACTATACGGTTCAGCCGTGTATGGTACATCTACATACGGTGGTCAGTCAAACCCATTGGTAAGACAGCCGGTAGAGGGAAGTGGCTTTGCTGTAGCCATGCGAGTGGTAGACAATGCAACATCAGCCCCATATACACTTAAAGGTTTTCAGTTAGAATTTGATGCAGGAGCAAGACGCTAATGGCAGGTTATACTAGACAATCCTCGTACACAGACGGCGACGTTATTAATGCTGCCGATAGCAACAATGAATTTGACCAAGTTCTTGCTGCTTTCAATAATAGCAGCGGCCACAAGCACGACGGAACAGCATCAGAAGGTCCAGTCATTGGGCTGATTGGTGATGCTGGCTCTACCACACCTAAGAACAAAGTTGTCGTAGACGATAGCAACAATCAAGTAGAAATTAACATTGACGTATCTGGTACAAGCACTGAACAGCTTGTTATCAAGGATGGCGTTATTGAGCCTACCACAGATGACGACATTGACCTTGGCTCTAGCGGCAAAGAGTTCAAAGACCTTTACCTTGACGGCACTGCAAACATTGATACGATTGACGCAGATGCCGCTACCATCGACAGCCTGACCGTTACCTCTGGTACGGCTATCACATCTATTGACACAGACATCAGTTCAGTATCTGGTTCAGATGATACACTAGCGTCGGCAAAGGCGATTAAGACATACGTAGATGCACAAGTCACAGCACAAGACCTCGACTTCCAAGCAGACTCCGGTGGCGCACTTAATATCGACCTTGACAGTGAGACTCTCACGTTTACTGGTGGCACAGGTGTTGATACTAGCGGTTCAAGCAATACTGTTACTTTTGCTATTGACAGCACAGTAGCCACCCTCTCCGGTTCTCAGGCACTCACCAATAAAACTATTGACGTAGACAGTAATACTGTATCCAACATTGAAGTGGACAACCTGAAGTCCGGTGTACTGGACACAGACTTGTCATCTGTTGCCGGTACAGATACTACCCTTGCTTCTGCAAAGGCAATTAAAGCCTATGTAGACGCACAAGTAACTGCCTCTGACTTGGATTTCCAAGCTGACAGTGGCGGTGCGCTGTCGATTGACCTAGACAGTGAAA